TCGCGTGAATGGGCCAAAACTTGGGCAATGCCCCATATGCAAAAAGGGCTTAAGTTCATATCTAAGCGAGTGCGCCCAAGGCGGAGTAGCAGCCCTGTGGCCCAAGGGTTTGATCTGTCGCCAGTGTTCATTAAGAGCGCGGGTTTTTATGAGGGCAGTCAAGAGGTTCTGGATCTTATTGATACCTTGGGTCAGGGACAGGTAAATAAACCTAAATTTGACTTGCCAGAGCCCTTCTCTCATATAATTTCAGAAGAAACCAACTAATATAACTTATGGCTAATATACTCAATTCCGCCCTTACGGGTGAAGCAGACTTCGCTGGAACCATTTTTGGAGGGGCCAACGCCGAACCAACTCCTGAAGCTCAACCTAATGAAGCGCCTGCAACCGAAATCCCGAAAGAGCAACCTGTTGCCGAAACCCCGAAAGAAGAAGCTCCCAAGGCGGAGAAAAAAGCTCCCGTTAAAGCGGAGCCCAAGGCCAAGGCAACCAAGGAAGAGACGGAGAAAGTAGTTGCCGATATTACCAAAAGCGCCTCGTCCAAGGAGACTGGAGAACAATCAAATGAAAATACTTCAGATGACGATCTCCCGCTAAATCCCCACTTTGCCGATAAGCCCGTTTCTGACAAACCCGAAGGTGATGATTCTGAGAAGGGCGTCTCAAGCTGGAAAGAGATCAAAAGCGAAATGAAAAAGGCCCGCGAGGAGCGGGATCGCTTGAAGGCCGAATTGGACGCCACCAAAGAAAAGGTGGGCAAATATGAGGGCGAAACAGTTAAAAGCCTTCAGGAAGAGCTAGAGAGCTACAAAACCCGCATGGCAGAGCTTAATCGCGAGCTAAAGGCGGCGAACTTTGAGCGAAGCCCCGAATACGTCGAAACCATCAAAAAGCCTCTCAGCGGTCTTCAGAGCGATTTGAAAGCCATTGCAGAAGCTAATGACGCAGACTTCTCTAAACTCTGGCAGGCTATCAGTGAGCCCGATGCCCGCAAACGTATCGACTCCTTGGAGGATCTGACCAGCGACTTTAAGCGCATGGAACAGTTGTCCATCGTCAAGATGGCCGATAAATACCATGAACTGGCTCAATACCATGAGCGCTTCCAAAGTGAAGCAGAGTCCCTTGCCGAGGCCGAAAATGCCCGCAAGGCCCAATCTGAACAGGAATTTATTGAGAACGATCAACGGCTCCAGAAGGCGTTCACGGCCAAGACTTGGACGAATCTGGAGGATCGTTACAATTTCCTTCGGGAAATCGACGGACAGGATGAGTGGAATAGCAGCATCCGCAGCGCCAAGAAAAACGCCGCAGAGACCAATCTGGATCGCTTGAGCGTTGAAGACCGAAGCGCCATCCTCGCACGGGCGGCTGTCGTTCCATTCCTTGAAAGCGCCATCAACCACTATACCTCACAGGTAGAGCGGATGAGCGCCGAAAAAGACGCCAAGATCAAAGAACTCCAGACCCAGCTAGATGGCTTGGTCGGAGCCACCCCCTCCCTTGGAAAAGCGACTGAAATCGAATCAGATTCTGGCGATGATGAAGACGCCGATAGCCTGATGAACTTCGGTAAAACGCTTTTGGGGCGGCGATAAATTTTTCCCTCTTGACAATATAGGGGAAATGTAATAACGTCCCACCAAGACTTAGATCCGAGTTGGTCGCGGATACCTCGCTGGCTGGTTAGCCTTCAAAATTTGTAGCCGTAAATCTCTGGTCGCGGCCCAGAAACTCAACCGATAGACGGGCATTCTATGCCTTGATATCAAACCTAACCCTTAAACTAAATAGAAAGAAATAATATCATGTCAGCACCTGTTGCTACTTCGTGCGAAAGCATTTCTGATCAGTTTCAACGCGAGACTGGACGTATTGCTCTTGGCACTCATCGCTTGGGTCTTTATAAAGATCCTTACCTCCGTTTCGTGACCCAGTCGGCTTTCCCCGACAACATGGGCGCGATTGTCAAAAACACCATCGCCCAGCGCACTGTTGCCGTTGGAAGCGGATGGGAAGATATCGGCGTCACTGGCGTCTCTGGCGAGCTTAACTCCTGCTTGGCTCCCGTCAAGACCGTCAGCTATGCCTTCGACCAGAAGGAATTCAAACTCCGCCATCAGGCCATCGAATCCGATTGGATCTGCTTGGAAGACGTTCGTACTTCGGCTTTCCCGATTGATGATGTCAATAACTACATCAAGATCCTTGCCGACAACGTCAACAAAGAGTGGATCGAGCGTTATGACAATGACTACCTCGCCTTCTCGACGAAAGTCTCTGTGGAACCTGGCCTCTCTGAGTCCACTTCGACCAGCGGCTTCACCAGCGCATTGCCCGCTCCTACGTCCGTTATGACGATGGGTGTTCTTCGTGAACTCTATGATCGTCTCTATCAGGACAACGCTGGCGATGACGGTGATGCGGTGACCGATGACGGCTCGCCTGTTTTCAACGTGTTCGCTGAACGCGCCACGATTGAGAACCTGATCAAGCTCAACGACGATGTTCGTCAGGACATCCGTTGGAGTGATCGCGTCAACGATCTGCTTGGTGCCAACGGCTCCTCGCTCCTGCCCCGTAAGTCCTACGGTGGATTCGTGTTTCATAGCCGCCCGTTCCCGAAGCGCTTCAACGACAACGGTTCTGGTGGTTTCACCGAAGTCCTTCCGTATGTTTCGGGCGGTGCGTCCGTCAACGGCAAGAACAAGTACATCATCAACCCCGCCTACAAGGCTGCGAAATACACCTCCACGGTTATTTTCCACCCGAAGGCGATGGAGTGGCTTGTCCCGAACCCGAACCTCAAAGTCGGCAAACTGGTCTATGATGCTCAGAACTATCGCGGAGACTTCCGCTGGATCAACGAGTACGACAAGAACTGTAACCCCGACAAAAACAGCGGTTACTGGCGCGCCAAGATGGCTTGCGCGGTGAAGCAGATCTTCCCTCAGTGGGGATACTACATCTTGCATCTCCGTTGCAACCTCGCCAGTGATCTGGTTACTTGCCCCACGGGCAGCGGCTACGGTTACCTCGCGTAATTAGTTAGTCTCTATTCATCAAGGCTTGCCTTGGAGTAAAATCTAAGGCAAGCTCTATGAGGAGAGAATAACTATTATGAAACTAACTATACCGACTGATTATACCCTGCCTGAAGATGTTGCTGATGGCGACACCTTTGAAGAGCTTGTGACCTTCCGTGTTGACGGAGATTCGCTGGTTCCCACCATGTTGGCTGGCGTCGAGATTGCGGCTGAAGAGGCCGAGGACGAAGCCGAGGACATGGAAGAGGAAGCTGCCGATGAGATGGAAGCCAACGCTTCCCCGATGCGCGGAATGGGCGAGCGAATCATGGGCATGGCTTAAGCTGTAAGGGTTCCATAGACTATGGCCCTTCCAACTTTAAATGCTACTTTTGCTTCGGCGGCAGATATGCCCCGAAAGTACATGCTTGCCAAGTGGCTTGTTGAAGAAAAGAACGAGACTGCTGGGCCTTCTTCCGTGTTGGTTTCTGGTGCTGGTTTTTCTGAAATTAATGGAGTTTACACATATCGCGGAGAAAGCGGAGGCAAGCCGTATTATAACTTAATTGGATATGAAGACAGTATAAGTGTCAGATCGATTTATTGGGATGCTGATTCTTGGTTTATAAACGGAAGCAGTTTTTCTATTTATCAAATAACTGCTGAAATAGAATATCCTTGGGAATCAAATAATCAAATATGGTTTTCTGGATCTGAAGAATATGAGCCAGCGCCAACCGTCACTGAGATTTCCGCTCCAAGCCCGATATCCAACTACTACTCTCTCCCAGAACGCTATCTCTGGGCCAAGATTGCCGTAGCCGCAGGCGCACCCCAGACCGAAGCAGACTACATCTCTCTGCCTAAACAGTATGTGTGGAGTGATATTTATAATGCTGTATCTGGGGATATTGCCAATTCATCTATTTTGGTTTCGGGCTTGGCTGTGACAAATGCCAATGGATTGTATATCCGAAATGGAGAAGAAAACGGAAAAGCTGCATATTTTCTAAATGGAACGAACACAAGTAATAGTCAGTCTTTTATTGTATGGAATGGGGATTTGTGGGCAATTGAAGAATTGGAATATGGAACCATTTTTTCATCCAGTGAAGATGTTGCCTATCCTTGGCTTGTGACAAATTGGATAAATGTTGGGCCAGAATCCGATCCCCCAACTATCACCCTACAAACCCCGAACCACACCGACTGGAGCGAGAAGCAAGCTTTGGGGCATATTGCCGCCGCCTATCGCGGAGACACGGGCAACCCCGCAAACCTAGCCACATATATCGATTGGCCTTGGCGCTATCAAGTGGCATCAATTATTACTGCACTATGAGTATTGAAGATATTCCAAGACGCAGGGGGATGGAGCGGGGTATAAAGCTCACCATGAGCGAGTTGATTGCGGGTGTTGCCCTAATGGTCACTCTGTTTTCGGCTCTCAATGGATGGATTGTTTTGCCAGAGCAGATGAGGCACATACAAAATAATGATGCCAAGCAGGATGCGACTATTGACATGATTCAGAAAGACGCTCACGCCCGAAGTGAGACCTTGGCCCGAATTGACGAGCGCACAAAAAGAATCGAAGATTACTTGCAATCCAAGGGCTACTGATCTAGCCTTAAATCCTATGAAACAACTATTCGCAAAAATCTGGGGAATCACATCCTCCGTCTTCAACTTCTTCCTTCCTATCCTTAAAGAGGTGGCGTCTTCTTCGGTTGCCGCGCTCCTTCCGATTGCCTTGGAGATTGTCGAATCTCTTGCCGATACGGATAAAACTGGGGCACAAAAGCGCGAAGCCGCAGTCAAAAAGCTTACCCTTACAGCCAAAAAGCAGGGCATTAGCGCCTCTGAATCTTTGATTCGTTTTGCTGTTGAATCTGCCGTGCAGCGCTATAAACTGGATCTATGAAAGATAAACTTCTCGCATTTCTAGTCTCCAAGATGGGGGGTATTATCACGCCCCTTATTGCCATGGTTGTTGCGGCCATCGTATCCCGTCTAGCTATGGTTGACCCCAAGTTGGCGGAGTCTGTTGATCAGGTTAGTCTGACTGGCTTCATCGTGGCCCTCCTTATCTCTATCGTTAACTACGTTACAAACGAAGTAAACGTTAAGGGCATCAAGAAGATCCAAGCTTTGGTCAATACTGACGAAGATGGCGTTGCTGGGCCAATTACCTACACTGAAGTACGCAGGGCTATCGCTATCAAGAAGCCCGTTCGCCGAAAGAAGAAATGAGGCTATCCCATGAAACCCTCAAAGCAATACTCGTCAAACTCCCGCCCGAAGAAGATCGCAGAAGTTTCCTTGTCCGTCTACTCAGTTCCATCCGATTCACTTCCAAAATCAAGTGGCGCAATGATGGAAAAGCTTCCGTCTCCATCGGAGTCCGAGGTGGAGCGGATCTATAGGAATTGGGATATCGGCCAGAGGCAGTGCAAATGGTAAAGAAACTTGCAGACATTGCGCTTTCGCAAGTCGGAGTTAAAGAAGTTGGTGGGAACAATCGCGGCAAGAAAATCCGCGAGTATCAAGCTGCAACTAACTTAGCACCAGCAGCTTGGCCATGGTGTGCTGCGTTTGTTGATTGGTGTGTGGCTCAGTGGCTCAACGACAAGGAAGTTGTGTCTTGGCTTGGCCTGAAGACCATGACCCCTAGTAAGTGGCGTCCAAGGACTGCCGCCGCTTTCGGACTGATTGAATGGGCCAAGAAGCGCCCGAATACCACCCAAGTCATCTACAATACCAAGGCTCCCAAGGTCGGGGATATCGCGGTCTTTGACTTCTCCCATACGGGAATTGTGGTGGCCACAAGCAAAACAATGTTTGACTGTGTTGAGGGCAATACAAACCAGCGCGGAACCAGAGACAGTGATTCGGGTGACGGCGTTTGGCTCAAGAGCAGAAACCATTCTTTGGCAAGGTGTTACATCAGAATCAATCAGTCGAAAGTTAAATGAAAGAGCAGCCCAGTCCCCGAAAGAAAAAGACCTACCGCAAGCCCGAATTCAGAGAATGTCCCTATTGCGGCTCAAAAAATATTGAACAAACCGTGATCAAGCATGTCGGAGTAATCAAGACATGCAAGAACTGCCGCGAACAAATCGACTAAACTCATGGCTTCCCATGACAAAAGACTGCAAGAAGTCTTGGACAAATTGGCCAAGGATCTTGTTGAATACTTTGATTCGGGCTTTGTCGTTGCCACATTTCAAGATGGCCACGAAACCAAAAACGCTTTCCTCAAGTTCGGCAATGATTACGCCATCGAAGGCATTGTATCCAATATCCATGACATCCTCTACGGGCAAGAAGAGGACGAGGGGGATGACGATCTAGATGACGGGGATCTGAAGAAGATCATCAAAGACTCTTAACAACCACACCAATACAACACATGACTACAGTATACATCTGTGGCCCTATGCGCGGGCACAAGAACCTCAACCATCCTGCCTTTTTTGAAGCTGAAGAGGCTTTAATGAAAGCGGGACACAAAGTGATCAATCCAGCAAGGATGGATCAAGTCCTTGGTCTAGATCCACACAACTCCCAAATGGACGGTAAGTTCATTGAAGAAGCTGCCCGAAGGGACATTGATGCGGTCTTTGAATGCGACGAGTTGGTTCTTCTTCCCAAATGGGAGAAGTCCAAGGGGGCCAGAGCGGAAGTCGCCGTAGCCCAATGGTTGGAAAAACCCTTGCGTATTTACCCTTCTATGGTTAGGTTGGACAAAGAAGATGTTTGCGACATTGCCAAGCGCCTTACTTCCTATGATCGCCAAACCGACTACGGAAGCCCCATTGAAGACTTCACCAAGCAAGCCAAAATGTGGGGAGCCATCCTTGGAACCAATGTGACCCCGCAACAAATCGCCATGTGCATGATTGCGGTCAAACTTTCCAGACTCACCAACTCGCCCCGTCATCGTGATAGTGTGGCCGATATCTGCGGCTATGCGCGGTGTTTAGATCTCTGCAACCAAGCAACCTCTCTATGAGCAAAAAAATAGCAGTCCTCTCGGACTTCCACTGCGGCCACAAAGTAGGGTTAACCCCGAAAGGCTATCTCCCAGAAGAACCAGCCGAAGAGCGTTCGCGTTGGGTAAACGCCAACAAAGCCTACTACAACTGGTATAGCCAGAACATCCGCAAAAACGGCCCTTACGATATCATCTTTATCAACGGGGATCTTGTGGATGGCACGGGCAAGAAGTCAGGCGGAACGGAACAAATCACTACCGACATGGA